TGGAGAAACTATCGTTGCAGGTGAAAGCGGATGGGGTCTTCCTCTTGGGATTGTTGGCGGACTTGGTGCACTTGCAATTCCTGCAGTAGGCAGGAAAATTGGCCTTGGTAAGATTCCTGGTGTTGGTGGCTGGTGGGATGATGCCGCTGGACTTGCTGATGAAGCCGCAGCTTTAACTGATGATGTAGCAAAAGGCGGTGCTCAAATTGTCCGACATCCAACCGCTAATATAGGTTCAGGTAATTGGACTCAAAGAGAACAGTCTATCTGGCTTCAACTTAAACAGATAGCGCAAAAAGACCCAGAAAAAGCTCAAAGAATGTTTGATAAATTAGTTAAGAGTAATCCAGGATTACGAGATTTAGGTGGAGCGGGTCCTTTAAATCAAAAAGTTCAAACAGGTCTTAATGCATTAGGCGGTGGTAGTTCTAAGCAGATAACAGACCAAGCAAGGAAGTGGTTTGGTTTAGGAGGTCAACATATGCCTGGATTATGGCCAAGTATTGCTTACGGAGCAGCTCCTATGGCTGGTGCATTAGCTGGACAAATGATTGGTGGAGATAAAGGAGAACTAGCTGGAGAAACGCTTGGAACTGGACTTTCAGGCGCGGTATTTGCTAAAGCTGGAATTAAAGGTATAGCTGGTACTCCTGCAGCACAATCATTTATGAAGTATCTACTGTCAAATTCTCCGAAAATGATGGCAAAAGCCGCAGCATTATCTCAAGTAGATGGACCTTTATTGCCTATAGGAGATATTGCAGCAGTAGCATTAACTGCTAATGAGATTAAGAATTTATACAAGAAATGGAAAAAAGAATTTAAACAATAATAATGGCAGAGCAACAATTCTCACCCAGATATTCTGAAGAGCAAACACGCCAACTTCTTGAAGAGTATAAAGGACGAGCTCATTTATTAAGTCCTGAAGCAGAAGAGGAGCTGGCGTTACATGCTCAACATCATAATGTTCCTTTTTATACAGGGGACTTTTCTGTTATGGAGGCGATTAAACAAGCTGGAGCTGGATTCTTTGAAGGCTTTACCACTTGGAATGTAGCAGACCATCCTGATAATGAATACGAACAAATCTTTAGAAACCTAGGACACTTAGCAGGTTTTGCTCCTAGTATGATGTCTGCACCGCTTAAAGCAGTTGGAGCTGCTGGATTAGCTCGTAAAGTAGGTGGATGGAAATCTATACCAATGCTTGGAGCAGATGCATTAACTGATTATACTAAAAGTAAAATTAAGGCTACCGGCTTAGGTAGTGTAGGTAGAAGTGAAGCTTTAAAGACTGCTAAGAATTTCTATTTAGGTGAAAAAGCTGCACATATGGCTGAAGGAGCATTTCATTTAGGTACTGCTAGTGCTATATCTAGTGTATGGGGTGGCGTTGATGCTATGATGGAAAGTGCTTTACATGGGGCACAATTTGGTGGTATCTTTAGAGCTATTGGTAACTTAACCCCTGGTACTTCTGCTCATGAAAAAATAGGAAAATCTATCGCCGGTTCTCTATTCCAAGGATTGCCTTCTACATTAAGAGGCGCAACAACTCCTGAACAAGTATATGAATATGTAATGGGTGCTTATTTTGGTGGAAACGAAGTTTCATGGTCTCGTAAAAAAGCTATGGATTTTGTTAATAAAAAAGTAGCTAAACAAATGAGTGAAGACCCTAAGTTTTATGCTATTTCACGTGGTGACCCAGAGTTTCACCCAGAATATCGAGATTTACCAGAACCTGTTAAACCTATTGCTAAAGAATATGCAAAGACACGTTTTGCAGATTATGATGAGCAATTAGGAATGTCTTATCTATTAGCTGAGGAAATGGGCGAAGCTGATAAGGTTATCCCTGATAAAAAACATATTAAAAAAGTTGAATTTGTCGATGGAGAAGAAGTTCAAACTATTGACCCTAATAAATTACCAGAGTTTAAAGAAATGGTTTTTGTTGGAGGAGCATCTGAAGGTGGGGATACATATATAGCAGACGCTGCCAATCGTAAGGGACAGCTTATTACTCATATGACTTTTAAAGGTCATGATAAAACTATTAAATCTCCAGGTCTAAAACGAAGATTAAAAGATTCTGAATTAGAAGATGTAACTACAGATGTGGAAGTTGCTAATAGAACTTTACAAAAAGATTTATCAAAATTAAATGATTATGAGTATAACTTATTAAGAAAAAACGCTTATAAAGTAAGGTTTAGCGATAGTGTTTATGTTTTTGATGAAATAGCTAATACCAAAAGTGATAATTATCGATACGAGTACGAAACATATAAAGGTAAAGACGGTAAGACAAAAACTAAAAAAACGTCTATATATACTGGGAATAAAAATAGAGTAGTAAAAGGTGACTCTAAATGGGCTGTGCAAATGGCTATTGATAAAGGTAAATCTGTTCATGTATATGATGTAGCAAAAAAAGGTTGGTATACATGGAATCAAGGGGCTGGTCGTTTTACTAGAGTTATAGAGCCTTCAAAACCTACTAATAGATATGCAGTACTTGGCACACGTAGTAAAAATAAATTACATAACCAAAATGCAAATAAGGCGATTAACCGCTTTTTTAATAAGCATTGGATGGATACCACTACTACGACAGAAAAGGTCTCTAAAGCAGCAAAAGACGACGTTGTATTATCAAAAGCTGAAAAACGTATGCAAACTATTGACACTTTAGTCGATAATATTGATAATAAGATTAAAGAAACTAATGATGAAGTGACAATAGCAAAGGCTAGAAATGCAGGGCCTGATGAAATATTAGAGATTTCTGCACAAAAAGATATGTATGTCAAGCGTAAAGACGCTTTGATTGACGAATACAATCAATTGTCGAATATTGATGTAGATACAGGTGTTAAGCCAAAGCCTATTATGGACGCTGAAACCGCTATCGAATCGAATAAAGAAATTAGCGAAAAGCAAGATGGTGATTTTGAAGGTAGTTCTGATATTCAAATCGGTAAACGAGCTTCTATCTTTGCTAAAAAACATTTACGTAAATTATGGGCAACTGCTCCAATCAAGGAAGACTTGCCATTAAATCAGTTAGAAGCTGCTAATCTAGTAGAAAAAGCTTTAAACACTAGGAATCAACAAGGTGATTTAGAATTTATTAAGCGTGGTAGTAGAGAAAATAAGTCAGAAGAATTAGGGAACCTAATTGAAAAGAATATTAAAGAAACTTATGATATCGATTATAACTTATCAGAATCTGCTAGAGGTGATTTACGTCAATGGATTCAAACTCGTAATCTAGGAGAAATGGTAACTCATTTACAGTCTGATGGTAAAGGTGTTAATAGAATGCGTAATGACGCTAATCCTCGTTCTCAATCTGGTTCTAGGAAACATCAAATTGAGCCTAAAAAAGCTATTGAATATGCATTTGAAAAAGAAGGTGGAAGAATTGATTTAGATGCAAATGGTAATAAGATTAATCCTACATATATGGTATTAGACCATGTTACTATTAGAACTGATAATGGAAAAGTAGACTTAGACTTGTCTCGATATAGAGAGAATTATCTGTTGAAAGAAGCAAAATATGACAAAGATGTTGCTGAACAGATGTATAATCAGTTTATGAGCGATTCTATGCAAACTATGATGAAAGATGGTTATTATGCATTTGGTGGTCGTGCTGATGGAGATAAAATACATTGGGTTAGATTCCATCCATTAGCTGAATCTACCAATGCTGCTGGCATTAAAGCTATGGTTAAAGAGTTTGTCAAAATAGGAAAGCAAACAAATAGCAAATTTGGCAATGAATATGAAATTGCTAAGAATGAATTTGTTAGAAAATATGCTAGAAACGCAGAAAGTAAACGTTTATTAGAAGAGCAATATGATAGAATGTATATGTCTAATCTATTATATGACTTATCAATGAACGGATTTAAAGTTACAAAAGACTTAAGAGGTAAGACTAATCAGGCAAATATTAAAAAAATGCTAGGAGACGGCTTTATTAAAGACTCTGCAGCATTTAATAAAAGATTACAGATTTGGTTTACCAATGGATGGATGGGAGATTCGTCTTTTATTAAAAATCAGATTGTAAATGGTAAGCAAATAGAATTAAATGATGCAGGTAAGTATAACTATATTATTGTAGAAGACTTTACAAAAGAAGGTTCTATTAAAAATATGTCTCCAGAAGAGCTGAAGGTATATCAGAAAACTATTAAGTCTTTAAATAATCAAAATCCTGAACATACTGATGGAGCTATCATTGTAAGAGATGATATCTTGCAAGCTATGAATCGTGATTTCGGAACAACTGAATCAGTAGGGCAAAATAAATCATTTATCGTAGCTCCACATGCTGAACACGGTGCATTACTTGGTAAATTTATGTTTCATAGTGCTGGTAAGAAGATGTCTGAGATGATGAGGAAAAAAGGCAATTTGCACATGATTATGCATGATAGCGCCGTAAAACAGCGTGGAACGAGAGATATTGGTGATTATAGAGTAGATAGCCGAGGATTAACGATAGAGGCTCCTGTGTATGAAATAAGCCCTGAAAACGTATTTGGTAGTTATGGGGTATATGGCAGTAGACATATGATTGAAAGCCAACGACTGCCTAAACAAGTATTAGGTAATTTAGTTGCTTTGTCTAAAAATAAAGTACCACAAGAAGTTATTGACGATATGTTTAATAAAGTTATTGGGGAGCGATTTAAAGGAGATGAGGCTTGGAATGCGGTTCTTGGAGATTATCTTCAAAAAGCGCAAGAAGGTAAGATGACTCCTGAAAAATTACGTGAAATGGAACGTGATATTGAGGATAATATTGATAGTATTGGTATTCGCGAATTAGTAGATGCGATGAAAAATGACCATGCTATGAATCTAACCGAAACTATTTATAGAAGAATATTGAAATTAGAAAAAGAAGATGCATATCGAGACATGGTTGAAGGTAATATGACTGAGGAAGAATATAGTCGTGTTACTAGAGAATTAGAAGAAACCAATAGTGTTGTTGATAAAGTAGTTGCAGTAGCTAATAGATGGGCGGCTGACCAAAAAGTTGAAGGACAAGAAATGTCTTCTATGCCGATTTATATGCATAAATTCATTAGAGATTATCGTATGAGGGCTGTACAAAACTTTATTGTTAGTTCTGCTACTAAACCTAAAATGGATAATTCTGGCGTTGGATTTATCAGGCCTTACGACAAAGCTATGCAATCAAATCTAGATAATATTAATGAGATATTAAGTAAAAATAATAAAGAAGGTATTAATTACAAGGATGATGTATTCTTATTAGATGATTCTCATCGTCAAATTATTATCAATACTGATATTGTAGGAATGGAAGTAACTACATTAGGAAAGCTATGGGATACTTATCAATCAAAAGGGAAAGATTGGGTTCATTATAATGAAGTTACTGAAATTTTAAGAGCTGGAACAGTACGTGTTCCAATGGATTCAATTTCTGGAGTTCAAGTTTTACAATTTGGAGGATTCACTGGGCGTGCAGGCCATGGTATCTTGATGCATAGTAGAGCAATGAGAGCTGAAGGTGGCGCCGATTTAGATGGAGATAAGTCATTTGTATTTTTTGGCGGCAAAGGTGGTTGGCAAAAAGATTGGAAAGATGCTTTTCATTCAAATAAAGATGAGCATTATACTCCAGATGGTAAAAGTGTTTCAGATAACAAAGATGCTCGAATTACAGAAGGTAAGTATAAAAAACATGATACTTATAGTAATTTATTAAGTCAAGAATTTACTGATGCACAAAAAGAATGGTATAGCTCTAAAGCTTTTCAATATGCTCCAGCAGAAAGAATCAGAATATCTGAAGCTGCTGTTAATGGACGTAATTTATTAGGGCCTGCTGTTATTCAGAAACAAGTTATGACTGCAGCATATAATTCTATTGTTGCAGGTGGTGGGGAGGATGTTTTTCAGGTAGATTCTGGTAAAGGTAAAAAACGTTTTACATATGAGATTACGGTTAAAGCTAAAACTGATGATGTGGCTCAAAATAATCAACGTAAAATGAGTAGGGCTCAATTAGGTTTAGCCTCTGACCCATTAGATGTATTAGGATTGAAAAGTAAAGATGAATGGTTTAAGTATATGTGGGATTCTTATTTTGAAGTTACGAATGTAAGAAAGCGTGCAATTGGGAAAAAGATTTTTACTAATGTTAGAGGCAAAGAATTAAAAGAGATTAAAGAGCTAGATAATCCAAGGATATTCCGCAATGGTATTTATGGCGACTATTTAGATATTAATTCAGCTTATTGGGGTAGAAATTGGGCTGAAGGTCGTAAATATTCTATGGCTGAAATTAAAGAGCTTGGTGCATCTATATATAATATTAATGCTAAACCTGAAATGGCTAACAATGTATTAGCTAAAACTGGAGAAGTTCTACATGGTATTGACTGGTCAGATTCAATTTTTGGAAGACTAAGTAAGGAAAAAGTTGAGGCTGTATATACAGAGCATAGTAAAAATATAAAAGAATTTGATTGGTTAAAAAGAATGTTAGGCAGGACATCTTTTAAAACTGAAATTGGAAATTATATATCCAATACAATGAAGTATCATTTATATAAAGATATCAATGTTATAGAGAATGGTAAGCTTGTTGGAGGCTTAGAAGCTGTAGCTATGGATACAGGTCCTAATGGCATGTTCCAAAGAGCAATTCGTGGTACTTTATTTGCGAAGAACAAAAAGTTATTAGAAAAAGCTGAAAATAGCATTCAAGTACGTAAAGATATTTTAAGACAAATCAGTAAATATGCTGAAGATTTTATAGTCAATGATATGACTGATTTATCTTCATTGAATAATGTATCAAGAATCGTTAGACTAATGAGAGATGAAGGTGATATTGGATTAAAGGGAGCGGAAAATTTAGATGATGCTGTAGCTACAATACATGCTAAAGTAGAATATCTTAAAAAACGTTCTTATTTAATGCGTAGAGATAGATTAAATGCTGAAACACATGCTAAACCTCGAGAATCTCGAGAATTAATTACCGATGAAATGAAAGCTTTAGATAAACAGCTTCGTGAAGCTGCTGGCATGGATATTAGTCCTGAAAAAATGAATCCAGAAAGTCGTAAAAAAATTAGAGAGATAGGAGATGATTTAACTGCTGAACTTGACCAAATGCAGATTGACAGTAAAATAGTTGAGTTTAAAAAAGAATTAACTCCAACTGGACAACGACTATTTGACCATTTATTATTAAGCTCTTTAAGTAGAGGAAATTTAAATAAAATCGATTCTTTAATTGAGCGTATTCCAGTATTAGATAAAGCTGCAATGGACTTAATACATTCATATAGAAGTCAAGCAGCTAGAACTCAAACAAGCAAGCTAGGGTTTAATAGTGATGTTGTATCTGAAACAGCTTTAAAAGAGCATGTAGGGTCTTACTTGTCTAATTTTAATACAATGTGGCGACCTCCTGTTAACGCTGAGGTTAAAAAAACATTAGAAAGTATTGAATCTCGAGCAGGTAAAAAAGACTTTTTAGAAGAGGCAGGATTACCTGATGATGAATTACCTAGATTTTTACAAGAAGCAGTTATGGAGTCTGGATATCAAGGACTAAAACCTTCTAAATTGTCAGCTGAAAATAAAAGTCTAATTACTGAAATAGCTACAATACTTAAGACATATAATAATAGTTTAGGTGGCAATCTAAATGCATTTTTAAGAGGCAATGAATATATTCAAAAAGATTTAAATAATATGACATTGGAAGATTTCAAAGTATTAAGAAATTATCTTCATGAAGCTAAGCGTGGTGGATTGGTTCAAAGGTTTTTAAAGAAATTTGGTGGTAAAAAACATGCAGGACCTACGCAATTTGGAGCTAGACATTGGTTGCAAATTCCAGAAACTACTGGAAGAGAATTAATGGTAGATGATATACAGCTTATGCATCAAAATGGCTTTTTTACTGATAGATTTGGGAATAGAAGGGAAGGTCGTGTTGTTAAACCTACTAATTTTATAGATATGCTTCAAAATCAAATGAGTTTGATGGTAGATAAAGCAACTGGAACTGCTGATACTTTTATTAAAGAATTTCAGGATAACATACATTTTCAGCAAGGTATAAAAGATGGCGATGCATTATGGTCAGTAGCTATTAGAACTCGTGAAAAAGGCTTAATTAAAGAATTGCAAAATAACCCTGACCCGAAAAGAATTGAAGAACAACAAGCTATAATACAGCATTTACATACAAAGTTTAACGAAACTATCAAAGAAACTGATTATAAAAATATTGCAAAGCAAAAGTATTTTGTTACTATTAATGGTAAACGTGGAGAATTAACTGGCGAGCAAATCGTTAAAGAAATGAATAAACAAATTACTGGTACTATGGAAAAAATGCATAAGTTTATTAGAGGAGAGCCAGGTGCATTAGATAGATATATCAGAGGATATCATGACCCTAGCACTAGATTATCTCCGATTATTGACTATAAGCATTTCATTCGAGATATGACTGAGCATTTAACTGGAGGTCCTACTCCATGGAAAAATGTTTCTAGAGGAGAGATACCATTAACATTTGGTATTGATGGATTAAGAGCAGTTGCTCGCTCTATGCAACTTGACCTTTTACCACGTAAAACAAAAGAAGAAAGGGATATTTATAATAAAATTCGAAGACAGCCTGTATTAGCTACTGGTAAAATATCATATGATTCTTATTTTCCTCATATGTTTTTCGATAAGAAAGTAGCATCTAAAATACTAGAAAATGCTTCTATGAAGATATTTAACACACCAGATAGTGTAATGTCTAAAGATGAAAAACTTATAGAATTAAATAAGTTACAATATAGGCATCGTTCTCTTGAGGGAGATTGGAACTTCAAAGATATGGAAGAAACCCAAATGTTTGAAGAATTAACTGATATGATATCTAAGAAGAAAAAAATTAGTGAATCTAGGATTAAATGGTTTAATGCAAATGAACGTGCTGGTTCAATGCATTCTAGAACATCTTATACTGCAGGTTGGAGTATTGACCCAGCTGTAGTTGAATCTTATATACGTTCCTTATCTAATACTTATCATAGGCAATTATCTTATATGTTCGGAAGAAATACATTAGATAATATGTATAAAACTATGAAACCTAAATGGGGCAAAGAGCAAGCTAAGGCTTGGCAAAAATGGGGACAGCTATATGTTAATGATGCTGTAGGTAATCCTACAATTATATCAGAGCAATTATTTAATGACCCAGCATTAAAATTAAAGATGAGTCCTTATGGTTGGTGGGCTGATAATCGTGTTAGAGATAAAGTTAATAAAATAGCAGGTAAATTAGGATTAACTAATAAGAACTTACCTGAAAATCTACGAGGAGTAGACATCGATACAATTAGACATTGGTCTAATTTAGAAGCTCAATATGAATTAGCAGCATTATTAGCACATCCGAAAAGCATGGTTATGAATGTATTTGGGGGTAGCTTACATACTATACAAAATGTTGGTTTAGGTACTTTTATGAAAGGTAGAAGTATTGAGTATTTAACTAAAATTAATCCTAAATGGAAATCAAAAGAAGATATAGATAAGTTTGCTATTGGTCATGGGGTTGTTCCTGAATTTATGTTATATGAAATGGGTTTACAAAAAGCTTTTCAAAGTACTAAAGGTAAAACTATTATAGAGGATATTCGAAGAGCTATGGCGAGAAATCCTGATATGGATGTCGAAAGTATTGGAGAAATTGCTGGGCGACATGGTAAAGATTGGTGGACTAAAGCTACTAATTTTGCATCTAAATTTATGACTGCTCCTGAAAGAATGTTACGTACTAATTCATTTATGGCGCATTATGTTCATGCTTGGGAAAAATGGGGTGGAGCATTTAAAGATTATGACCATCCTTTTCTTATTGAACAAGCTAAAAAAGGTGTTAAAGCTACACAATTCTTATATAATGCTCCAAATCGACCTGCGTTTGCTAGAACAGCATTAGGTAAAGCTGTAATGAGATTTCAAATGTATTCATGGAACTCTGTGAAATTTAGAAACCATATCAAGCGTGAAGCTCGTATTATGGGATATAAAGAAGGTACAGTAGAATATGATAGATTTAAACGCACTACAGCATTAGACTTTATGATGTTTGCAATGGCTAATGTATATATGTATTCATTATTTGAGCAAAATTTACCACAACCTTATGGATGGTATCAAGATACAGCTGATTGGATATTTGGAGATGAAAAAGAACGTGATAGAGCATTTTATGGAAACTGGCCTACTAGTCTTGCTCCATTACAAGCAGTTACTCCAGTAGGATTAAGAATGGGACCTCCAGTTTTCAAAGCAATGTTAGATGATGATTGGTCAAAAGTTTCAAGATATACTACCTGGTCTATGATGCCATTTGGCAGAATAGCTAGAGATATATTTGGAGAAGGTAATTTAAGAGAAAATCCAATGAGAATACCAGAGAAAATATTTGGATTCCCAATGACTGAAATTCAAAGACAAATTAGACAAGCAAAAGAAGATGAAGAAGCAGGTATTGAGCCTGAATTAATTTACCCAGGAAGTTATAGGAGATAGACTTGGCGATATTAGACGAAAGATTGCAAGATGAAGTAAATATAGTTGCTAATGAAAATACAATGGATATTACTAACAATAGTAATGATTTCCTTACAGGAGAGTATTTAGCAAAAGGTTTGTTGACTTATGCAGCTGCCGGTGCTCTTCCTCGGATAGTAAGAGAATCAGGAATCCCTAATCAAATTTTTCGTGAAGCTAAATATGCTAATAATATTATTAAAGGGTTTTATGATAAAGGGATGAAGCCTTTTGATAAATTAATGCTACAATGGCATCATTTTGGCTTTGGAGACCCTGAACAAGCTAGTCAATTTAAAGATGCTCAGGCATTTATCAATAAATATAATGATGAAATTAAATTTTTACAAACAGGCGAAGGTCGTCATTCAAGCGGACATGCAATAGGGGCAATGGAAGAATTAGATACAATGCTTGGTAAAAAAGAAGGATGGAAAAAAGTAGGTAGATACGTACCTCTTAAAGGGACAAATCGATTTCATAGAGTGTATGATAGAAAATTAGAACCTACTAATCATCGATTATTAAAAAGACTACAACAAGCTATTAAAAGTGATAAGGTAAGATACTCTACTTTAGGTCATTTAAATCATGAAATTAAATTAGCTCATCAACAAGACATGACTGATTGGGGAGGCGGACACTATGCTCAAAGCTCTACTAGACATGATATACGTTCTGAAATTGCAAAAACTGAATTAGTCGAACATGTTACTGATGGTAATGCTAATTACCATAAACTTAAACATGAAGGCGGTATTAGTAAGCCTGTAAAAATGAATGCTGGTCATTTCTTTCAACACCATTCGAATATGTGGCCAGATTTGAAATCACATGATAATATTACTGTATCTAAAATTATTCATCAGGGAGACCATACTAAACAAATTGGCGCTGCTAAAAGAAGTCCTTTGTATAGAATTGCAAGACATGTCTATTCTAGAGTAGATGATTTAAATGACAGGAAAGCAGTAATGAAAGCTGCGATGGATAGAGCAGGCACTATGGGAACATCTAGATTTAAAGATTATTATGAAAAATTACATCCTAATGCAGAGGGCCCGAAAGAAGCAGTAGAAGATTTTATGAGAAGATATCAAGTTACTCCTGATGGAAAATTGGTAATTAATTTTAGCCCTGATTATAAGCCTCATAAATTACTAGGAGGTGTTAATGCTAATATTATTTTATCTCATAAAAGAACAAAGAATCAAAACGTGCCTGATTTTGCTAAACAAAAAATATTAAATAGCAAAACAATACGAAATAAACATGACTATGATAATTATATTATGTCAGACAAGCGAGGTTTAGGAACAAAAATTCATCAAGAAATTTTAGTGACAGATATGTATGATATCGCTGGGTCTGGAGCTCAAGGTACAAAACATTTAACTTATGCATATCACAATACAGATACAAATGCTAAAAACAATTTTAATCAAAACGCTCATACGGAAGTATTGCCTAATAGACAAAGATTTATGAAAGCAGTGCAAGAAGGAAATACTGATGATATGCTTAAATATGGTGGTAGAACGGGCTCTAAGATGGTTAAAAAAATGGCTGAAAGATTAACAGACAGGAATCCTTTAACATATTTACCTCAAAAGGTTATGGGGAAACTAGCTCCAGTATTAGGCTCTACAAAAGTAGGTCAAGTTATGAATATAGCGGGAGGTGTATTAACGGCATCTGAATTATCAAGACTGGCCGGAGAGTTCTTTGATAATGATGAGATTGAAGAGAAATTTTTCGAATAGAAAAAGTCGCCTGTATCTTGTGAATACCTTTATTAGTTCTGTTCTACTTTCTGTAAGAGTAGAACTAATATATTAGTTTCTATGCATTCAGCATGCATAATGACCGATTCTTCTACGTAGAATCCATCTTCTGCTACAAAACCATATGATGTTTCGATTGCAGGAGCATGACTTCCAATTAATTCTTTACATTTAGCGCATTTCACATATAACCTATTTGGATTGTTTATTAATTCCACTATCTACCATTCCTCTTAATAGTAAAAGATAGACAATAGCATCAGTGATTCTTCCTTCAACACCTTCTCTTTGAGATTTATGGCCATTTATATACGCCATAATTCCATCGATATGTTTTAATAAGTATACCATAAGAACTTGTTCTCTGGATACATCAATATACTTGCCAACCCTTTCGAAGTTGGCAAATACATTATCAACATCTCGTGCATATTCTTTTTGACCTTCGTCTCTAGTCTTGAGAATCTGCTGTAATTGTTTCTTTATTATCTTGTCTAGCTTTTTGTATTTCATTATGTTTTGATATAGTTTTATCTATATAAGCTTTTAAATCATCAACTTTATCTTCCATTTCTACAAATAAATCAAATGTACCGATTAAAGCTGATAAGTCTGCTTTTATTGCATTAATGTCTTGTATTATCATATTGATAACATTTACGACATCTTTATTGCTTGGCTTTTTTTTCTTATTTTGCTTTGCCATTTTTTCCTCGTTTAATTTTAGGACTGCCATATGATTTCCCTATAATTGTACTCATTTTATCCATAGCTCTTTTCCAATCATCATGAATTTTATCTGTTGTACTACTAACTGTAGTTATTGGTTTTGGAGCTCATGTATTTACCTGAGGTTGAATAATAGGTTTTTCTGCATAGTCTATAGTATAATCTCCATTTAATGCATTTTGAGAGAATTGTTCTGCATCAAAATCTTCATCAATACTACTAAAATATTCTATAAACGTCTTAACTAAACCTTTTAATCTATTACTAGAATGTAATGTACCACCTATTATTTTTGCTATTGCTTCATAATGTCCATTCATAAGTTTAATCCTGTATCTACTGATAATCTAACAAATACTTCTTTATTTTTAAAATTCTCATTATCACTATAAACTTGTACTAATACTTTTTTCTTATCTATTTTTAATTCGCCTTCATATCCGGCAAATCTATTTGTTATGCTTTCTTTATGGGTAATATCTTTACTTTTTTTAATATACCCACTTGCAATTACAGTTTTCATTTGCTTTTCTCCTGGTAAATTTACGTTATATTTACATACAAGGCAAGTATTATAATGACTCGCCTTGTATTTTTGATTCTTCTTTCTCTTGACGTTTTTGCCATGATTTAATAAAATTAACACTCACCCTATATTGCTCCATAAAAACTTTGATATCATGGATATCTTTTTCAAGCTTTTCTAGTTCGGCAGTTGTCCATCTTCTAAATGCATTGACACCATCACGCCAATCTTCATCTTTTTCAATCTTACCTTTTAATTGGTTAAAATTAATCGGTTCCTCTGACATACATCCTCCCTTTTCTGGCAAACATTGTACCACGAAAATATTGCTTTAACCACCAGCAATGCTCTGGTATTTTATCTATCATTTCTATGATTCTTTCTTGTGTATGTTTCTTATCTTTATACATAGTATAATGCTTAGTTTTACTTGTTTCATTCTGCTTTTTCATATAATCTCCTAAATTATAGGCGAGAGGGAAAGGACATAGTTATGAACAGGTAATAAACGACCTGTAGCTTATCTCAATGCATGACAAGATTAAGCTATTCTATGTGCGGGTAACAAATCCGCGACCTCTCGCCTAATTAATTAATTAAACATTTCTTTCCCTGCTAATTTCCTATATACATATTCTTGTACATGTTTAGGCTGATTATCAAGAAATTCTATAAATATTCTATATTCTCGACCTGTAAGCGGACCTTTTCTAATATTACATCGCTTACATATCATTTCTAAGTTTTGACTAATAGACGGACCACCAGAACTAAGAGGAACAATATGGTCGCATACCATGTTAGATACGTCAAGTACAGTATTACAGTAAATGCACGGCTTTGAATAAGCCCGTAACAAAAGTTCACGTACTGTAGGTAACGAGATTTTAAATACGACTTCATATTCTTTGCTCCTTCTTTTTAAAGTTGACCTTAATGTTGAGCTTTTCTTCATTAATCTATGAAAGATACGTTTGGCATGTGTACCATGTCTTTTGCTTAAGACTGGCATAAATTTATCTAGCCAAAACTTTATTACTTTCGTCATTCTAGGGGCCTTTCGACCCCTAGTTGACTTTTTAGATTTAGACGAAGTAGCCAGCTGTTTTCTGCTTTTCATACTCCTCTTTCTCCTTTAATGGTACAATTAAATCTCCGACGATTGCATTTCCAGTTTTCTCAGCTAAAGTGTGTAATAAACCCTTTAACTTATGATTTTCGTTCCTTAAATGCGATAAATCAGTCCAAATATCGTTATTAATACGAAATTGTTGTGATTTATTCTTCTTGTACCCTTTACGTGACCTGCGATATTTCACACGCCTTAATATTGACTTAAACATTGTCAGGCCTCCCTGTCATTTTGTAGACTCCATATCTACGTCCTAGTCGAGTGACCATTTTAGTTTCAATCTTGAAACCTTTATCTCTCCAGTTTTTAATTACTGCAGATAATCTATAGATTCCAAATTTACTCAAAGCTTGAGTCCCACTAATTGTTCTGCCTCTAAGCAGATGCAGTAGGAGTTTCTGACTTCGACTGACTTTCCTTTTCTTCGCCATAAGATTTTGTTCTCCATGCTATAGAAACAGATGTTTCTAGTTTATGTATAGCAAACATTAATGTATAAAAGTTGCCAAAACCTTGATTATCTTTCATAACCCCAATTTTGAAAAAGTTAAACAATGTTAATACCATACCGTTATTTACTGTTAATAAATCAAAAATGATTCCTTTAGTCATTAGTTCTCCTGAGTCTAAAGCTTGGACGCCATTCTACTTCAGTTTTAAAAAGCTCTCCATCTGTATTTTTATACATCTCGATAGTCTTTTTGTTTGATTTAGCTTGTCCATTTAGTCCAATTACTTTTCTACTGGCATTCTCAATTGCACCTGACCCCTTGCCAGCATATAAGTCAAGTACATCGTTACGACTATACTCTCTGCTTACCTGAGAAACTTGAATAATGATAATGTCTAAATTTACAGCCATATTTGATAAGTTATGAGATACATATTTGATTTGTTCATACTCGCCTTTAACATGTGGCGGAGTTTCAACTAAATCAATATAATCTACAATAACTACTGATGGTTGTAAGTCTCTAATTTTATCTTTAATCTGTTCCAATGTAGGTGATACAGTCTGTATAGCTAAGTGACTCAATTCTTCCTTATGCTCTGCATAAAGCTCTTTATAATTATGGTTTATCATCTCCTTAGACATACCAGATACAATCTGCATATGTCTACGATGCATATACCATGCTGAGAGCTCTAAAGATAGAAACAAAGTAGGAATCTGCCATTCTTTGACTATTTTATCATTTACAAAATCAACTCCTAATGCAAGATTTTGAGCAAGTGTAGTCTTGTTTGACCCTGTAGGACCAAAGATAGTTACTAATTCACCTGGATATATAGTTGAATCTATATCAGGTGGTAGTCCTAGCATTTTGCTTAAATTAATACATCTTCCATTAAAATCAGTTGTCATACGTTCGTGAAAATCTTCTTGAAGGTTTTCTGCGTTCTTTACATCTATCATGTAATCTTTACGTTTAAAGAATACACATTTAGTTTGACAATATTTTGCCATTAACTCATCTTGACATCCATATTGATATCCACGATTATAAGTTTGCTCTACTTTGTCAATAACAATGTTGTCTTCTAGACTATTATTATTCCAGTGTAACATACTTACTTTAGCATACTCACTTGGTACACCATGTCTTCTAAAGTGACTTGCAATACGCATTATTGTATTATTTCTACATCCTTGGTCAGGACCATTTTTCAACATACGCTGTATACAAGGTACTACATTAGAATTTTCTACAACTGTTTTAAACTCTTGCACAGAAGGAGCTTCTTCTATTACTAAGTGTTCAAACTCTCCATCCCCAAACAATTCTACATATTGAAATTCAATACGTGGAGTTTTAGCTAGTTTCATAATATCATCGGCTGATTTATTCATTAACTCTTTAACCGTTAGGGGTATCTTATATAAATTAGTTTTTAAATTGATAGTATGAGGCAGTCTATAAATCGCAGAACGAATATAAACCATTTCATCTATACCTGGCAATAAAGATGCCATAGTCTTTCTAACTATATAAGGTAATTCTGGAGAAGCTTGAAAGTTAAATATGCTATTAGGTAATATAAAATGATAGCCTGACCCACTAAAATACACTTGTACAGCATTTTTCAGGTTCAAACCTTCATTTTCTAATGCCATTAAATAATTTTGAGCATTCTTTAATGTTTGGTCATTAGTATCTTGCCCTTTATCTATATCTATTAATACTTTATCTATAAATCTAGTCCCATAATAATTACTAACAGAACCTTTTCCTTCTATTTCACTAATTGCTGTATCATCATATAGATATAAAGAGCGATATAATGGAACATCTGGCTCAATATATTTGTGTAATTCATTTTTAGGTACCAAGGTACCCCTATTGCTAGGGGCACCTTTTGCTATCTCTACATACATTATAAGGCTTCTTTAGCCAAATCTTCAAATGCGACTTGTTTAATAGCTTCTTGAGGAGTTGCCTCTTTAAGATATCCATTAGTTTTCATCCATTGAATATGTGACGCTAAGTCTGTATTTCCTTTACTTGTGTTTGGAAATAATCTATAATGCACACTATTAAATGTTTTACCGCTTTTCTTATTTTCTTCTTTATATATATAAGCTAAATAAGGGAAAGTCTGAGCATTACCTACATGATTTTTATTTAGATAGTCTTCAATATCAATACCTGTACCATCTTCTAATTCCCATTTACCTTGTACGGTGATACCAGCTTCACAGCCAATATCTCCAAAGAATTTATACATTCTATTGATTACAGAACCACCCGTTATATTATTCTTATCATCTCGCTCAAATGAGCCTCTGATTCTTAAATTACGAGTATATTCACTATCCTTGATACCTATTTCTACTTCGATAAAGACATCAGCCCAATCAAATTCATCGCTTCTATCTTTAAATCCTACTATATGAGTTTCACAAATACCTGTGAATTTACCACCACCACTACTTTGTTTTGGTTTAAATAAAGCCATTAACTTTTCTCCTTAATATATATTTTATTCCAATTAAAAGGGAATATCTCTCCCTTTAAGTGATTACATCTACTACCTGCTTCTACAGCTTGTTTAGCTTTGAATGAGACCATTAATTCATCTTCTTCATCTCTATACATATATCCAATAGCATCGCATTGAGCCATAATAAGGTTCTTTAACTTGCCAGACAAGTCTAAAGATTCTGGTTCAATAGCTGTTGAATTTTCTACAGAAGCTGCGGTCTTTCGGTGTCCTATAACAATTACATTAGGACATAGTGTTTGCAACTTTTTAATATTATTTATGGTGCGTTGCCTTACTAAACCATAACCTTTTCCATAAGGTAAGTCATTGATAGATTCGATTTGATATTCTTGACATACTTCTCTTTCTGTCCACTCAACTAGTTTGTCGACTGTATCAAGAGCAAAGTATTTATAATCATGACCATCAGCTGCTTCCTTATAGAAATCTAATAAGTCCTGTTTGCTGTTAACTGAGTGGAAATATCCTTCTAACATATTGGAGCCCTTTTCGGTATCAATAACAAGGCAATCTTTGAGCGAACTCAACATTGTTGTTTTACCTACTTTAGGGGCTCCATATAAGAGTAATATTCCAGGATTAACAGAAACAGGTTTACGTTTGACCTTTTTAAGTGCCATTTACTATCCCTTCCATTTAAATGTAATATATCCTACGGGGAACGCCATCGAGGTAGGGCTCGACTGTGAGCTATAGTTACACAGAACATGCGATGGAGGCGTTACGGTATAGGGTTCTAGACATATTACTATTAATAACCTATTCGTTTGCTTGCCCAATATATTACAAAATTAGCCCTATAATATAGGGCATTTACTATTTACTTCCAAGTACTAATCCAGGAAAAGAAAATACTAATTCTTCTGCTACATTCTCTTCGTTAATTAGCTTTTTTACTGCATTCGCAATGAACGCTCCACTCATATTAGAACAGTATGAAGTCGCCTTAGCATTGCAGGGTTCATCTTCAGCATCCGCATCTGAATACCAAGTAGTCTTGTACTTGCCAAGAGTTGGGTTCATTATCGTGTACTGTTGATATTCCTCCGCACCCATACGACCATCGATAATAGCTAACGGTTTGTTGCCATTCTTAAGTGCCGCTACAGCTGCTTCTAGACGACTATCCATACTGTCAAATCCTAATATAACAATATCTTCGGTTCCTAATTTCTTAAGGAATGCAGAAAATCGCCCGAACTC